GCCCTGCACGACAAAGACAAGGTTCAGGAGGGCGAGGTCAAGATATGGCCGGTCATAGATTACGATAAGCCCAAAGATACAGATGACGAACCCGGATTACACATATTGCGGATGTGTCAGTTTGCAAAATACGACTGGCTCGCAGAAGCTAATCATGGACTCAGAAAAGACTTTGAAGATAAGCTCGTTTTATTCCCAGACTTCGACGCCGTGAGTCTCGGTCTTTCTGCTGAAGATGACGGAATACACGGAAGAGTGTATGATACGCTAGAGGACTGTGTTATGGAGATAGAGGAGCTTAAGAATGAGCTATCTATGATTATAATGACACAAACAGGACTAGGTAGAGAAAAGTGGGATACTCCTGAAGTAAAGGTAGCAGCAGGTAGAAAAAGGCGACTAAGAAAAGACCGTTACTCTTCTTTGATTATGGCCAACATGTCTGCCAGACAGATGTTTGTAGAGAGAACAGTACGGACTTATGACCACTATGGCGGGTTTGCCGAAAAGTCGGCAGAAAAGAACGATAATGACAAGGACGATGGCCCCTTGTATCAAGGCCCTGCATGGTTTACAGAAAATATGGGCGATATATACTAATACTGTGTATATCTAAATGTAATAGAATTATCAATACTATTGTTTAAGGAACAATACAAATGGCAGACGACCTTTATTTAACATGGGGAAACGACCAAGAGCGCAGCAAGGCCTATGAAGCATCTTCTGACGCCGTTCATGCTTATGACGGCATACAAAAGTCCTTTGCTTACGACAATAGAACGTTCTTAGATATTGAATCTTCTCGCTCAGTTCGTCCTAGTTTTCATAAAGGTGATTATACTGCCTTTCGTCCCGGCGAAGCCGTTCCAACACATCAAAAACGCATCATAAAGGCATGCATGCAAGCATATGATAAGGTTGGCATTATCAGAAATGTTATCGATCTGATGGGGGATTTTGCCTCTCAGGGGATTACTCTTGTCCATCCAAACAAGACAATTGAAAGATTCTATAGAAAATGGTTCGAGCAAATTGGTGGCTTAGATAGGTCAGAGAGATTCTTAAATTATCTTTACAGATGTGGAAACGTTACGGTAAAGAGAAACACTGCTAGAATAAGCAAGAAAAAAGAATCTGAACTCAAGAGAAGTACTGCTGCCGCAGATATGAAGATTGAAAATATAGACGTTACCAAGAGAGAGGTTCCTTGGAAGTATGATTTTCTCAACCCTTTAGCTGTCGATGTTAAAAATGTTGATGCGTCGATGTTTACCGGAGATCTCGAATATGTACTAAAAGTATCAAAGACAACCGTGAATTCTTTGATGATGTCTGGTAGCGGAAAGCGACCGAGCTTACCTACCGAGATGATGAAAAGGTTTGCACAGGGCGAAAGAGAAATTCCGCTAGATAAAGACAAAGTTAGAATGTTCCATTACAAAAAAGATGACTGGAACCTTTGGGCAAACCCAATGATTTATGCGATCCTTGATGATATTATTATGCTGGAAAAAATGAAGCTCGCAGACCTAGCGGCTCTTGATGGGGCTATATCTAACGTTAGGTTGTGGAGAATTGGCGATTTAGACCATAAGATTATACCGACCAAAGCGGCTATTAATAAACTTAGAGACATCCTTGCTAGTAACGTCGGTGGCGGAACCATGGATTTAGTATGGGGTCCTGAGATTGACTTTAAAGAAAGCAGTACACAGGTATATAAATTTTTAGGTTCAGAAAAATACCAGCCAGTATTGACAAGCGTATATGCGGGCCTTGGAATTCCTCCAACCCTAACTGGCGCGGCCTCTGGTGGTGGGTATACCAATAACTTTGTCAGTCTGAAAACCTTAGTAGAAAGACTCGAATATGGCCGAGAGATATTAAAAGGGTTTTGGCAGCACGAAATTAAGCTTGTCCAGAAAGCTATGGGTTTTAGATTTCCCGCAGAACTTCACTTCGACTCAATTATATTGTCAGACGAAGCAGCGCAGAAACAATTACTAGTTCAATTAGCAGACAGAGACATTATATCTCATGAAACGCTTCTCGAAAGATTTAGAGAGTTACCAGCCATTGAAAAGATTAGAGTACGTAGAGAAGAACGGACTAGAGTTAAGGATGCACTCGCGCCCAAGAAGGCTGGCCCATATCACAACCCACAACACAAAGAAGATATTGCCAAGATTGCGCTTACCAAAGACGTTTTGGATAATGATATATATCTTGAGAATTTAGGTCTTCCTACATCTGAAATTGATCAGATAAATAAAATAGAGGTTGATGATGCCCCAAAACCAGTAGTAGAGGACACAAATCCTGCATCTCCCGACCCAAAGGGTGGCAGGCCCAATAATTCTAGAGATCAACAGAAGAGAAAAGAAAAGCGAGTTCTACCTCGCAGCAAGGGCGATGTATCTACTACGCTATGGGCTTATGAAGCACAGAAAGATATTTCTGAGTTAGTTATGCCTATGGCTCTAGCTCACTTCAAAAAGAAGAACGCTCGAAGCTTAACAAAATCAGAGTTTGACCAGCTAGAATATCTCAAGCTCTGTATCTTAACCGGCGTCAAGCCATATATGGATATTGATGCGGATGTAATAAAAGCTATCATTGACTCTGATACAAAACCATCAGATGGTTTTAAGAATGAAATAGAAATCTCTATTGCTGACTTTTCACAAACACAGAACAGAAAACCTAGTGTTGATGAAATGCGCTATATATACGCCTCTACTTTTGCTAGTTTTACCTAAAAAAATAGTCAAACTGTATTTTTTGTGTATTACCTCTTGAGGAGTATTCACATGAAAGCATATGCACAAGAAATAGCAGACGGTATTCAAGACCTAGTAGAAAACAACTGTACGATTGCGTACTGTTCCCCTATAGATCTGGAAATAACCGATGAAGAAAAGGCTATTGCCTTATCTCATGCGGGCGTTGATGATAAAGAAGATAAGCAGTTTGATCTTTATTACCTTAGTTCTGTTCTGGTGAGTAGCGGCTGGAATAAAAACGATGATGTTTTTGACCCCCAAGAAATGTGGTCAGCACGCTCAACCCCCGAAGACAAACAATTTAATTATATGCACGACGAAAAAGACATTATTGGTCACATTACAGGAAATTATGTGGTTGATTTTGGTGGTAAGTCTTTAGATGGAACTGTTGACTGGAGTCAAGCTGGTTCTCCTGAGGACTTTAATATTATCACAAACGCCGTGCTCTATAAGTCTTGGAGTGATATGGATCTCCAAGCACGTATGGCTAATATTATAGAAGAGATTGAGGAAGGAAACCGATGGTTCGTATCCATGGAATGTTTGTTCCCAAATTTTGATTACGCTTTGAGAAATTCTCAAGGTGAGACCAAAGTTGTTGCGAGAGAAGAGGCTTCTGCATTTTTGTCGAAGCACCTTCGATCCTATGGTGGAACAGGAAAGTATGAGGGTTATGAAGTGGGTAGATTATTAAGAAATATATCTTTCTCTGGCAAGGGCTTGGTTTCTAAACCTGCTAATCCTCGAAGTATCATTTTAAATGATAGTCAAAGTTTTAGTGAATGTAAAAGTAAATTTATTACTGTTTCATCAATAAAGGAGACTAAAATGTCCGATGTTTTACAGAAACAGTTGGATGAGCTAAAGGCTGAGTTGGCCGAAGCACGTCTAACTAACGAAACTATGAAGCAGGAGATGGAAACTCAGAAGACTGAAGCGATTGAATCTCAATTGCAAACGTTTGAAGAAACTATTTCTGCTAAAGACGAGGCTGCTGCCTCTCTTGAGTCTCAAGTCACGGAAGCTCTAGCTAGAGTGGAAGAACTTGAGGTATCATTGGCTTCAGCTGAAGCCGCCAAAGAAGAAGCTATTGCTAAAGTAGCCGAAATTGAAAAAGCCGCCGCTCTCGAAAAGAGAATTGCTGCTTTAACCGAAGCTGGTCTTGAAGGCGAAGAGCTGGACGAGGCTATTGCTAAGTTTGAAGATCTTGATCAAGAGACTTTCGAGTTTATTGTTGCAAAAATGCCACCTTGGCTCAACAAAGACAAGAAAGACGACGAAGATAAAGACGAAGACAAGAAGGACGAGAAAGCCTCTAAGGCCGACGACGAACTTCTTGAAGAAGAGGTTGACGAGTCCGAAGCATCTGCTGAAGATCTCGAAGAAGTAGAAGTGGAAGAGAACATTGCAATGGCTGAAGCTATTGACGAAGACGACCCTTCGGTTGAACTTCGCTCGACAGCTAGCGATTGGTTTGGTTCTTTACTTAAATCAACGGCTAACCTTAAGAAATAATTAAAAGGAGAATAGATAATGGCTCTTAAATCAGATAGAAATGAAGTTCAAACTGACATTAGTTTCTTCATGAATGAAGTTGCTACTAGAGGTGGTATTGCTTCGATGAGCACTGCTGGTAGTGGTGCAGCTATGGATCAGGGCGCAGCCTTGGTTACGTATGCAGCATCTGCCTCAGGTCAAGTCCCTATGGGATTGTTGCTGAACGATATGGTCAATCTTGACCTGACTCGCCAGCATATCAACCAGCATAAAGACGAAATCCAAAAAGGTGGTAAAGTTACCATTCTTCGTAACGGATATGTAGTCACTAATAACCTTGAAGGTTCAACAACTAGTTTGGCTGGTAAGCCTGCTTTTGTCGCTCACAGTGGTAATATCTCTCA